TTGAATAGAGGTGCCCACACCTTCTACGTAATATTCACCTTCTTTATAACTTGTAGGAAAAATATCACCTGAAAAACTTACTTTAAGACCATTTGTAAAAACTACACCATTCGGACTAGTATATTGTTCTCTACCTAATATAGTATTAACATCTAATTGATTTGTTGTATTACTTTCAATCAATCTAATAATACCTACTTTGTTTGCGCTAGTACCATCTTGGTAATACAATGTATCTAATACTGCACTTAAGTAAGGGATAAGGTTAATTGATCCAGAGGTGTTACGATAGAAATTTCTTGCTTTCCATTGTGTTCCATAATTCGCTGTGATTTTTTGATTTGTAGGAATACTTCCTGTAGGTTCTAATATCAATAAAATTTCAGATCCTGAAGTATCATATACTATTGTATAGATTGTAGCCGATACATCTACATCGCCGGTGTTGTAGAACATCACCGTTAAACCTTGTAAACTTGTTACGCCATCTATGTTGTTAACAGTGCTTAACAATTGACCATTTATTTGATCAAAGGGCGTAGTGGATACTAAATCTACTAGATTATTCCCGGGGAAATTATAATCATCTTGTGCATTTTTATATGGAACAGTAAATGTCACTACACCTATTGTGATGCCGTTATTTTCTACACCCAATACATCACGTGTCTGTATGTTGGGTTGTTGTGGGTCATATCCAGTTATACCAGGTTTACCTTGAATCCAAAATTCTGATGACTGATTTACATTAAATGTATATGTACCGCCACGAATTAATGTCAGTGTTGGGTTCGTTGTACCGGCTAGATTAATATCACTTGAAATATTATAACCATTAGGTAAACTTTCAACGGTGTAATCAGCCGCAGTGTAAACAATGTCAGTTGAAATATTAACAACTGGTGCACCAGTTGGCAACCAATAATATTGATTAAAGTTAATAATTTTATCTAGGTTGGTAAAACTATCCCATGAGTAGAATTCACTATTAAACAATCTATCATTGTTATTTGTTATACCGCCTTCTAAACTTAATGCATCAATTATACCAGGATAGCTAATGAAATCCTTAGCTGTGCTAGTATTTGTTTTTGTAAATACAACGCCTGGATCTAATTGATAATCTGTTCTTGTTTTAGTAGGTTCAACTACGTAACTGTCTTTAGCATTAATACCGTAACCAAATCTGCTACCAACATAGCCTTCAATTCGCATCGTGTTTGGTTGGTCAACAATTTGATCCAGTGTTGCACCTAAAAATTGTGCATTAGTAGGTGTTTGGAATATTTCTGGTAAAAAGCTTAGTGTTCTAATTCGTGCTGCCATTATAACTCTCTGGTATTATATAGTACTTATCTTATTTGTAATTGCACCGGTGTGAGTGCCGCAATTACTAATACATCATTTGCAGTTGCACCATTTACAAAAATCTCAAACGGTGCTGATTTAATTTCATATAAATCACCAAAACTCATTGTAGGATCATTTGGTACAAGAACAACTGAACTTACTAAATCACCTAATTGTGCATGTAAGTATGCACTTAATTCTGAGAAATAGAATGTATCTCCAAATCCCCAATTGTTAATATTGAAATAACTATTCATTGCAGATAATACTGCACTGCGTATTTCACTATCACTTGCGTTGGTTGATTGAGATTTAATTACCTTAACAGTTCCCTGTAATTGTGTAGGTGCCTTTGTACCAAACAGTGGAAGAAAACGAACACTATTAGGTATTACACTATCAGTTAACATTTTATATTCATCTAAATTACCATACGCTTGTTGTAATTCATTAATAGTTGGTTCATTTGGTTTTGCAATAGTACCAGTGGTATCTTGAATCCAATTAGTATACTCAGTGTAATATGCTTGAGTTACCAAATATAAATCAATAATATTTGTTGTAGTAGGATCAATACGTGTGGTATTGTTACTATTATGTCTATATTGATATGCTAATTCTTGTCTGCCTGGTTTCATTAAATATTGAGGTTGAATGACTACTATATAATATGGTGTGGTTACTGAAGTATCTTGTACTGTTGTATAAAATATATTATCACTATATGCGTAAAATATTTGTCCTAATGGATATTCATACTTAATTACTTCAATAGTAGATAATGTAGGATATTGATATACTACATCACTTGTAGGTATTAATTGATAACGAGATAAATTAACAGCATCTTCTATCAATTCAAAAAATGTGTAGATACCTGTATTAATTCCACCAGTCACATAACCAGTCACAGTTTGAAAAAAATCAGGATCAGTTACAATTTCTTTATTGTTTACATCTATACTTGCTACTTGAACTTCAAAATCATTAACATAACCATCACTTTCAATAGTTTGACCAATTACATTAACCAGTACAGGTCTCGCTAATGGATAATTACTAGTAGGTTGAGTATTTGATGGTAATACTTTAATGTAATCTGCTAATATCTTTCCAGTAAATGGATCATAAACTAATTTACCACTCTCATAATAGAAGCGTGTATCAGCAACACTACCAAAATAATAACGTAATGACCTGTATGATATCTGATATCTATTACTACCTACACTATTAAAGTTTACAAACCAACCAGATGCATCATATGCATCAATTGACCAACGGTCTTGAGTGATTAATAAAGCATTATTAAATTTTAAACTGAAACTTTGATTTAATTCCATTCTAATAACACATTCATTTATTACTATTGTAGGAAGTGTGTTCCCAAATGCGGGAATAACTTGAGTAATAATGGCCCCACTAGGTATAAATCCATTTAACGTTATCGGACCCGATCCATTACTAAAGTTACCAGTTCCATTATTATAGCCATCACCTATTACACTTAATACAGTTGTCCAATAGAATGTTGTATCACTGGTACTTGCAATACCATATACTAATCTATTGGTTGTGTCAAAATAAGTACCCGGTGGGGCAGTAACTTTAATCAATGCACCTTTAGTAACATATTTCATGTTATGTGTATTGTATGTACCAGTAGCTATTGGAGTATTAGCTGATCCATCTATATTATAAAAATAACCTGTATTACTATTTGCATCTACTGTACTTGTATTCCAATATACAACACCATCGCCTGATGCAACATTGATATTATATCGTGGGTAATTCTGTAGATAATATTGCTTTGCACGATTATCAGCTAGTGCAAGTGCTAATGAATCTGTTAGAAATTTAATAATATCACCGGTGTTTGTAATTGTTAATAATAGATATCCATTATCACCATTTTGATATAGACCACCGTCATTTGCAAATGAATTCGTGCTGGAGTATTTTCCTGTAGGATCAAGTAGGTCTAAGTTTTTAGACACACCAATAGAACTGCGATTAATAGCGGCACTTTTAATAATTGAACTGTATAATGTATATGGGAAATTTGTGTAATCTTCACCATTAACCATTCTATTCTGTGTATAGTAGCGAGCAGGAGCACGTAGTTTAATGTTTGCTAATGATTCTCTGGCTTGCGCTGTTGAAGCTGGTGTTTGTAATGATAATCCTATAGTGAGTGCTTCTGTTCGTCCTGCTCTGCTAATATACTGTATTGTTACTTGTATCCCTTGCATTTCAGTTGGATCAATAGTATATGTCAATGCATTACCGCCACGTACATATGCTCTAAAAGTTCCCACTGGTGCTTCGGAAAATACTCCATCACCAAAAGTATAGCTAACTTGGTCGTTGAATCTTGATACAACTGAGAATACTTTTTTATAACTAGTCTCTGTTTGTAAATTAGCATTTGCATAAACGCTGTCTACTAGTCTCCAGAGTGTTCTACCACCATTGCTAGAATTTAATTGGTATAACCAGGTGTCTGTGTTATTGATACCTTGAATATCAATATCAACTACTTGGTTACTAATCTGTTGAGCTAAGTTAAAATCATAACTCTGTAACGTTCCTTGTTTAAAATAAAAGAAGAAACCTGTATTTGGACTACCGTAACCTAATTTGTCATTACGATACATCATGTTCATCTTACCAGTTGGTGCAGGTGGAATCTCATACACAGAATCTTGGTCTAAACTAGTAACACTAACTAATTCAAAATTCATATTTATGGTATCTACTGTACTACTAAATGGTACGATAGGTAAGTTGGCAGGAGGAATATTTAATGAATATTCATCCGTCTTTACTCCCAATAATTCTTGGCTATTTCCAGGACGACCAACACGCTGACTGTTAATCAATGCACTATTGATAATTGTGTTAAACTGCTCTAACCAACCAGCATTTGCAGGATCATTCCAAAGAATAGTTTGATTACTCAAATTGATCCCGTTAACATCTGTGATATTTTCTGTGGTACTAATGTTTATTACTTTCAGATAACCCTGACCTGCAATATTACGCTTAGGATTATAGCTTACTAAGTTAGCTAATTTGATAACACTGTCTCTACGCTCGGCAGTGTCAATGAAGTTTTCACGGGTGTTTAAGTCATTACGGAAAGCTAAACCCTGTCCCATAAATGCAATAACGTCTAATATTGCAATAAATTCACTAGATTCAATATAATCATTAAATGTCTCAGGATAATAAGTACGCAAATAATCTATGAAACTCTTGCGTAGGGTTTCATAATCGTAGCTTTTAAAATCGGCTTCACGAAAGGTTTGATAGATTTGTTGCCAATTCTGAACACCAAATATTGCTGATTGTCGGGATGATGTTGCCATAGTTATTCTCTTTTAAGTATTTATCTTAAATGAAAACCACGGTTTTTGTTATTGTACTGTAGCAGTATTGGTTAAATTATTGAAGAAAACACTTAATATTTCAGCATTGTTAAAGGGTGCAATAGCCAACTCTACTTCAAGTAGTATACCATTTTCCTGTGTATAACTCTTTACTGTATTGATGATTAATCTAGGATCATTGTTACCAATTCTACGTATCTCATTTTCAAGCGTGAATCTAGTGTCGGCATCATTTGGCTCAAAAATATGACTCCAAATAGTAGAACCATATCCTGGATTACCAACTTTCTGTCCTTGTTGAATGTTTAATGCATTAACAAAATCTCTGATTACCAATGCTTCATCTACAATACGATACTTTTTACCCGGAATAGTTGGCTTTAATACACCGCCTGTACCACCGTCTATGCCAGTACTGGCATTAGTTGTTTTTGGTTCATTGGCACCTATTGTTGAAAATCCTATATATGTTGGCATGTTTTATCCTATAGTATATTTATGTTACTGCGTTTAAGACTTTTATAAGGCTTTTAGCTCTTCTCCTAAAGCCAACCATTTATTTCTCAATTCATCAAGTTGAGGATCACCTGCAGGAAGTTCATTTTTTGCTTTACTATATGCTAATCTAGCCGCTCTGACTTCATCAACTTTTGCTATCAACTTCTGAGTTTTTTCATATTGTTCGTTAAGACTATCTCTGATTTTGTCAGAGCTTGATGTATCTCCTGTAGTCGCAGGATTACCATTATAATTAGGCAACGGTATCTTACTGCTACCAAATACACTAGCTAATTGGCTTGTCAATGATGTACGGTCATTTGTATTGATACCAACAACAGGTAATGTAATTTGTACTGCACCACCTGAACTTAATGATGCAATAGAACTATTTAACTTTGAGGCCAATGCGGGACTTAGTCCAATACTTGCTAATGCTTGCAATGATGCTCCCGGAGCTTTTAATTTATCTATTAAACTACTTGCACCACCTGCTAAATTACCAGTGCTGATAGATGCAGTGACTTGTGATATTGCTCCTGATATACTACTAGCACCCGGTATTGAATTAAGTGCACCTTTTGCACCATTGATAACAGTTGCCACTGCATTCTGTGCTCCTGGTAAACCACTTAATCCGGTAGAAGCGTTCCCGGGTAATAATGCCCCAATTGAACTAACTGCATTTTGTGCAAGACTTGCGGCGTTTGATGCGGCTGCCACACCAGTCGTTACTGCTTTAGTAACACTATCCAATCCGTTAATTGCCGATGACGCGGCTCCTGATGCAATACTTACGGCATCTATTCCTGAATTTGAGGCTGCAGATTTTAATACTCCGGCAACGTCACTTGCTTCTGTTCCGGATGCTTGTACATCTGCCGCCGCTTTATCGGCAATTTGTTTTAAGTTCTGAGGTACACCTGCTTTAAGTGCCGGGAATCCTTTAGTAATTGCGGCGAATGCTGATCCAGCAATGCCTTTTGCGCTATCAAATATACCAGACAGTCCCGGAATACCTCCTTTTGCCAATCCAGATAATGATCCTGCTATTGAACTTAGTCCTCCAATACTTGATTCGGCTAAATTTGCCGCAAAATTACCTGAGGTTATTGATCCAGTCACACTACCTATTAATCCATTCACCGATTTACCAACTACAGATCCAACATCAGATATACCTTTTCCTAAACTACCAGATGCTGTTTTCATAAAGTTAACCGTATTAGATAATCCGGCTGTAGCTGTTGCAGTGATTATACCAGCCACTACCCCGGATGATTCTTTACCTGTCATAACACCTGATTGTGTTAGTTGTGTTTGTGCTTGTTGGAACGT